ATAATTGGAAAGAAACTCATTAAGGAGAAACTATGGAAGTAGCTAAACCAGTTAAGATCAAAGCCAACATTATGTGGTGTTTTCATAACAAGATTAATGCTATGGCAGAGAAGTACACAGTTGACTTGTGCAATTTATCAGAACCAGCGGTAAAAGCTCTTGAGAAGATAGGACTATCAGTTAACAACAAAGCTGATAAGCCAGAAAAGGGTGACTTTATTGTTTGTAAAAGTAAAAGACCTATCAAGGTAATAGACTCAGAAGGTAATGATTTATCTGATATTGCTATAGGTAATGGTTCTGTTGCAGTTGCTATAGTAAGCTATTATGATTGGGAAGGCAAGTTTGGTAAGGGAAGATCGCCTAGCTTGCGTAGACTCGTTATAGACAAGCTAGTAGCCTATGAAGAGCCTAATGATGGTGAAGAAGATGATGGAGATGTTCTCTAATGATTGCTATAGTTGATGGTGATATCCTAGCCTATAAAATAGGGTTTGGTTGTGAAGATTATAAGCAAGAATACGCCATCAACAAACTAGCAGAATATTTAGAGGAGTTAGTGTTTATAAATGCCAACTGTGATGATGCAGTTGGCTACCTAACTGGCAATAATAATTATAGAGACAAGATAGCTAAGACACAAAGCTACAAAGGACACAGAAAGTCAGGCAAACCTAAACACTTACCTATACTTAGAGAATACATGGAAAAAGCATGGGGATTTGAAGTACAGGAGAACCAAGAAGCTGATGACGCTATAGGAATAAAAGCATATGAGATGAATGAACAAGATTATGTCATATGTACTATTGATAAAGATTTGGATAATATCAGAGGTTGGCACTATAACTTTCAAAGAAACGATCTTTATTATCTATCAGAGAAAGAAGCAATAAAACATTTCTATAAACAATTATTAACAGGAGACAGAACAGATAACATAGCAGGATTAAAAGGTATTGGAGATAAAAGAGCAGAAAAGATACTTGCAGACTTAGAAGATGAAAAAGATTTATATAAAGCAGTGCTTGAAGAATACAAATACAATAGAGAATACTTATTAGAACAAGGACAGTTATTGTGGATAAGAAAGCAAAAAGACCAAATGTGGACTCTACCAGAGTATATAGAATAGTTTGGCAAGATGCTGTAGCAGATTGTGGTTGGGAAGAGACAGCCACAGCAGAAACGCATAAGTGTATTACAGTTGGTTATGTAGTAGATGAAAATAAAGAAGCTATCTGTATTGCTTCCACAATATCAATAGATCACAATAATACTCGTATGCACATTCCTAAGAAATGGATAACTAAAAAAGAGGTTATATACTTTGAAAACCAGCAGCAAGAAGAACAAGGGAAGAATGTTACAACAATGGGTGAGGGATCAGATAGTATCGAAATTACATTTACAGACTGATGATGTTAGGTCAACATCTATGGGTTGTGGTGGTGAAGATGTACTATTAAGTCCTACAGCAAGAGAGAAAGCTAATATATCTATTGAATGTAAGTCAAGACAAAAGGTAGCAGTATATGGTTTTTACGAGCAAGCAAGCACTAACTGTAGAGGAGCAGAACCAGTAGTGATAGTCAAGCAAAACAGAAGTAAACCTTTAGCTATTGTTGATGCTGAATATTATTTTAAACTTTTGGGAAAGGTTAACCATTGAAACATTTAATTATACCCGACACTCAAGTAAAACCAGATGTTGATTTATCTTACTTGGAGTGGATTGGACAATATATAGTAGAGAAGAAGCCAGATGTTTTAATTCAGATTGGCGACTTTGCAGATATGCCATCACTATCAAGCTATGATGTTGGTAAAAAGTCGTTTGAAGGTAGAAGATATAAAGACGATATTAAAGCAGCAGTTAAAGGTATGAATATTTTATTAGCACCTTTGAGGGATTACAATGAAAAATGTAGAAAAGATAAGAAGAAGCAATATAGACCAAGAATGGTTCTCACGCTTGGCAACCACGAAAACAGAATTGACAGAGCAACAGAAGGAGACCCTAAACTCTACGGCACTATTGGTATTGATGATCTCAGATACGCAGAAGCTGGTTGGGAGGTGTTTGATTTCCTTGATCCTGTTATTATTGATGGTGTGGTTTACTCTCATTACCTAGTTAGTGGTGTTATGGGTAGACCGATAGGATCAGCTTCATGTATGATTTCTAAGACTCACCAGAGTTGTGTTGTAGGACACCAACAAGGCAGACAAGTGGCATACGGCAGAAGGGCAGACGGATCAGCTATTACTTGTATCATTGCTGGTTCTTGTTATTTACACAATGAAGAATACATGGGTAATCAGGGTAATAATCATTGGAGAGGTTTAGTAGTATTACATGAAGTAAAAGATGGACAGTTTGATGAAATGTTTGTTAGCTTAGATTATTTAAGGAAAAAATATGCTTATAAAAGATGAAGTACAAAAGTGTGAAAAACAGAAAGACCCTTTATGGGAAGATATGGACAATGTTAATCACCCACCACACTATAACAGTGGGAACATAGAAACAATAGACTATATAGTAGATGTGTTAGGTAAGTATGAGGCTATATCATACTGTCAAGGCAACGTAATTAAGTACACAGGTTCTAGGTTGTTTAGTAAAGGTAAGCCTATTGAAGATGCTAAGAAAGCTAGATGGTATCTTGATAAGATGATACAGTTGCTAGAAGAAACTAAAGGTATTAACTGGAGTTAATTATGGCATTGACAATTAGAGATATTTGTGATAAGCTCTATCAACTTGATGAGATAACATTATTAGAAGTATTAGATATAACATCAGAAGAAATAGTAGATAGATTTTTAGATAAAGTAGAAGATAAAGCAGACCAATTAGAAGAGGATTTAACTGAATGAACACATATAGTCAATTTATTGCAAAGAGCAGATACGCAAGGTACTTACCAGAGCAAAGTAGAAGAGAAGATTGGAAAGAATCAGTAGAACGATATGTTGGTTTTATGGTAAAACATTTAGAAAGTGAACATGGTCATATGGTAGACCCTATAACACTTACTAGAGTACAAAGTGCTATAGAGAACTTTGAAGTAATGCCTAGCATGAGGGCTATAATGACTGCTGGTAAAGCACTTGATAGAGATAACACCGCTGGTTATAACTGCTCATACTTGCCTATAGATGATGTAAAAGCCTTTGATGAAGCTATGTATATACTCTTGTGTGGTACAGGTGTAGGGTTTAGCGTGGAGCAACAATATGTATCACAGCTACCAGAGATACCAGAGCAGTTGTTTGAGTCAGACACAACCATAGCAGTAGCAGATAGCAAAGAAGGTTGGGCTAAGGCATTAAGACAGCTAATAGCTTTGTTATATAGTGGTGAAGTACCTAAGTATGACTTATCTAAAGTAAGACCAGCAGGTGCTAGATTAAAAACATTTGGCGGTAGGGCATCAGGATCAGCACCACTAGACCAGTTGTTTCAGTTTACTATATTTAAGTTTAAACAGTCAGTAGGTAAGAAACTATCTTCTATAGATTGTCACGATTTGTTATGCAAGATTGGAGAAGTTGTTGTAGTTGGTGGTGTAAGAAGATCAGCTATGATATCTTTATCAGAACTAGAAGATGATAAGATGCGTCATTGTAAGTACGGAGCATGGTGGGAATATAATCCACAAAGAGCTTTAGCAAACAACTCTGCTGTTTATACTGAAAAACCTACTGTTAGTCAGTTTATGAAAGAATGGCATAGTCTGTATGAAAGCAAATCTGGTGAAAGAGGTATATTTAGCAGAGCAGCTTCTAAGAGACAGGTAGCTAAGAACGGCAGAAGAGATGATAACTTTGAGTTCGGCACAAACCCCTGTAGTGAGATAATTTTACGTCCATATCAGTTTTGTAATCTTACAGAGGTAGTAGTAAGGGCAGAAGATACTTTAGAGACGCTAAAGAACAAGGTAGAGATAGCAACTATACTTGGTACTTGGCAGTCTACATTAACTAAATTTCCTTACTTGCGTAAAGTGTGGAAAAATAATACAGAAGAAGAAAGGTTGCTTGGAGTATCTTTAACAGGTATCTTAGATAATAAGATGATGGGAGAGGTTAGTGATAAAACAAAAGAAAACTTACAGATTCTTAGAGAAACTTCAGTCAAAACTAACGCTGAGTTATCCAGCCAGCTTGGTATTCCTCAATCAACTGCCATCACTTGCGTCAAGCCTTCTGGTACTGTTAGTCAGCTTGTTGACTCTGCCTCTGGTATTCATACTAGACATAGCAACTATTATATACGTAGGGTTCGTGGAGATAAAAAAGACCCTTTGTCAAAGTTTTTACAAGAAGTAGGAGTACATACTGAAGATTGTGTTATGAAACCAGACTCAACAGTAGTATTCTCGTTTCCTATAAAAGCTCCAGATGGTGCTAGAGTTAGGGAAGATTTAACAGTTACGGATAACCTAGAGATATGGTTAATGTATCAGAACTACTGGTGTGAACATAAGCCCAGTGTAACCATTAGTGTTAAAGAAGAAGAATGGCTTGAAGTAGGCTCATGGGTATGGAAGAACTTTGATAACATATCAGGCATATCATTCCTACCTTATGATGGTGGTAGCTACAGACAAGCACCATATGAGGAGTGTACTAAAGAGCAGTATGAAGAGCTAGTAAAATCTACACCATCTAAGATAGATTGGAATAGCTTAGTAGAGGTTGAAGATAATGTTAAAGGAGTTCAAGAACTAGCTTGTTCTAGTGGAAGCTGTGAGGTGCAATAATGGAGATATCATACTCACCTATAAAAGGGTTTATGCTAGGCTTTGAATACGTTAATACTCAAGATGACTACCTATATAGTGGTAGTTATCTTGTTATTGACTTTTTTATAATTAGAATATGTGTGGACTTTGATGACTAATATACTTGTATTTATACTAGGAGTTACTGTAAGCTATCTTGTGTTGTTTAACAATCAAAAGCAAGTACATGAGCTATGGCAGACTGCTTATCAAACAGGATATGATGATGGACAGTCAGTAGGTAAAGCACAATTTAAACTTACTGATGAACAACTCAGATTAGAATGTGAATACTTACATTGGGAGACCTTAGATGGCAGAAAAAGATGATTCTGTGTTCTTAATGATTGTAGGAGCAATAGCTATTTCATTGGTAATGGCTTCTCCTATACTCGTACTTATAGCTTTGTTTAAGATACTAATACTAAATTAGTAGCTCCACACAGTAGGTCTAGGACGCTCTGTAGAGCTTTCTATGGAGTCCAAATGTAAGAACCTAGCACTACCCTTCTGTGCTACTCCTATGCCTGTCATACCCACTTTAAACGCTAATTCAAGCACTTTATAAGCATCACCACGATCTACCATTACATCAGCAGCACAACCAGTGGTGTGTGCGCCTCCATTACTCTTGACAGCCTCTATAGGGTGTGTAATATCTCTGTATCCAGAAGATATTATCATAGGCTTATTATAATACTCTCTTAACTGGTTTAGCTTATCAAGAAAGTCTTGATTCATCTTTGCTTCTCCAGTATGACTACAAACAAACTCATCTCTAGTAAAATACTTACCAAAATTTACCATACAATTCCTTTCTGGTGGAAACCATGAATGTGCAAAACCAAACATTACTTAACAAGAGTGTCTAGCTTATCATCTTTGTCTTTACTACCTATAGAAGAGCCAAAATAATATGCAAGAACCATTGTCATAGCTGAATTTAACGCACCTAGTACGTATATCAAGATATCTTTAGCACCTGAGTTAACATCTACGTCAACAAAAATAACAACACAAAATAGTATAAATGATAGAGATACAGTTCCAAGTGCTAGTACAGGGGTGACTATTTTATTTAGGAAAGGCGCAGCAACTG